CAAATACAACTTACTCTGCTGGTACTGGCTTAAGTCTTTCTGGGACTACATTTTCAGTTGATACATTAAATCAAAATACAACAGGTTCCGCTGCAACATTAACAACTCCAAGAGCTATTAATGGTGTTAACTTTGATGGTTCTGTCGCTATAACTGTAGCTGATTCAACAAAAATGCCACTAGCTGGGGGTACTTTTACAGGTTCTGTTGTTTTTGAGGATGCTATAAATGAAACTATATTTGCTATAACTGACGCTTCTTCTGTTGCTTTAGATCCTGATAATGGAATGGTTCAAACTTGGACTTTAGGAGCTAATAGAACTGCAACTGATAGTTTAACTACTGGTCAATCTTTGCTTCTTATAATAATTGCAACTGCATCTAACTATACTATGACTTGGCCTACTATGAAATGGAAAGGTGGATCAGCTCCTACATTAGGAGGTAATAATCGTACAGCAATAGAATTATTTAAAGTTGGTAGCGACCTGTTTGGAGCAACAATAGGAGATCTTTCATGAGATCACATTATCTTCGTGCTGCTTCTGATTCTGCTGGTCTTGATGATTCTGCATATAGTGGTTTTTTTACCAGTGGTGCATCACCTTTAGATTTTAATACTACTGCGGTAACTACTGGTTTAATCCAACCTGGATACGGAAATGCTTTTATAGATCACAATTCAGATAGAGCTTGGGTAACCACTCCTCTTGGATCTCCTGCTGGATATTTTAGTAAGACTTGGGGGTCTACTGTACCCAATGCTACAAGTTTTTATAATTTAGGATCTTCAACTGCAACTCCAACTAATCTACCAACTTATACTAGAAGTAGTGGATTAAGTGCCACTACATTTTACGATGTTACTATAGGTTACTTACAAGATTTTACACCAGTATTGATTTTTCATAATGGAGGCGACAGTTCTTTTTATTTTTATACTCTTGAACAAAATCCTTCTTTTATAGGACATTTAAACCTTTTGGATACAAATGGAAATACTTTACAACCTAAAGGTGTTTGCTATGATGGCAGTCATATTTTATTTCTTAGTAACAGAACACCACTGACTACTGTGTATGGTATTGATATGCCTGCTAGTACTACTGCAATAAATGGCGCTAATACTACTGTCACAACAAAAAATACATTAACTACAAGTCCTAGTTTAGAAGATAGTTTGATTTGGACTGGTGACGGTGTTATTCATCCTATAAGTGGTGGTTATCAACACGTTAGATTTACTGGTTCTGGTTTAACTGGTAGTTCGACTAATTACAAAACTTTTAGTGGTGGTTACCCAAGTTATTGGGGTATGGCTGTGAGTTATAAATGGAGGCAGATGGTTTTAGTAAGAAAAGTTGGATTCTTTACTTTTGTAAACAATCCTTTATACACAGAATAAATATAAATTATGTTGTTTTTTAATTATTATTAGTATTATAAAACTATGAACTACGCAATTATTGATGGTGCTACTGTAAAAAACACTGGTACGATCCGACAGTTATTTCCTAATACTAGTTTTAGCACTGGTGGTGTTAATACAGATTTTCTAACTGCAAATAATGTTGTTGAACTTGTAGAAACTCTTAGCTACACAGAGCCAACACAAAAGTTATCTACAGTAGATGCTTATGTTGATAGTGGAAAGGCTTACACTGTAAAGGTAGAGAGTACAACAACAGATGAACAAACAAATTTAACTAATGCAAAATGGATAGATATAAGAATGCAAAGAGATTTTTTATTAAAAGAAACAGATTGGAGAGCTAGTAGTGATCTAACCTTGGCAGATGCTTGGAAAACTTATAGGCAAGCATTAAGAGATGTACCAACACAATCAGATCCATATAACATTACTTGGCCTACCGTACCTAGCTAAAATATTTAGTTACTTAGTTTCAGTTGTCATTTGTCTAGTCATAAAACCCATTGTCACATAAAGAGGTGCTAAGGCCAGAATTGCCATAAACGTTATAATAGTGACAGGCATTAACGCCTTAAAAAATGCTTCTTTAATCATGTTTCAAAAAATTGCTAATGTTTTAAGCATTGTTTCTTTCTTAATGGTAACTTCTGTTATTGGTGGAGGGTACTTTGGTTATAAATATGTAACGTCAGAACAGTTTAAATCTAAACTAATGAAAGAAGTTATGGGTAACGTAACAGGTCTTATGCCTAAAGTATTAGATCAGGGCTTACCAGATATGACAGGACCATCTTTACCTACAACGTCTTTACCTAAATTTTAGGCTTGTATGAATACTAATATTATTTTTAAAGGAGTAGCAGTAGGACTTGGTACTGCTTTTGTATCTTCTCAGTTTTATGCAATAAATTTATTAACTACAAAACCTCGTTTACCTATATTTGATCTACCTGTTAGTAAATATTCTACTTACGAAATCGAAGCTGATACGCAAGGTTATAGAATAAGACATCGTATGCATGATCCAAAAATTATTGCTTCAATGGAGACCAGTAAAAAACCAGCAGGATTTTTAGGTGCAAGTAAAGCTTTATCTACTAAAGAAACACAAAGAATAGCTGGAGAAAAAGATATAACCGTTGTAAATAATGGTGAGTTAACAGCAAAACAAATAGCCTGTATAAAAGAAAAAGCTAAAGGAGAATCTACAGGACAGCTTATTGGAACGTCAGTAGCTACAGGAACAGGACTTGTAACCTCATTATCTAATGTTCCTATTGTTGGTTGGTTCTTATCTGGTTTTGCTACAAATACAGCAAGAAGAGAAGGTGGTAAGTTAGGTGCAAGTATGGCTAGTGATTTTAACGACTGTTAATGCCTACCATTAAAGTTCCAAATATAAAGATACCGAAAGTAAAAATACCAGAAACATCTTATATACCTGAGACTGTATTAATAGGCGATAACCCTGCTTGTGATTTTATTGATAGAGATTTACAAATAACACAAAATCCAACAATAGTTTTTCATAACAGAAAAGCTTACGTTGCTTGTCCAAATGGTCAGGAAGTTAGTAGCAATACACAGCCCACTAAAGATCGACCACAATTAAAAACATTCAGACCTATTGTTTATGATGCACAAGACACTATAGAAACTGAAGGTACATATAATTATCAAAAAAAAGGATCTGCTAATAATTTAAATGTAAATCAAAAAAAAGAAAAAGAAGTTGAGTTAGTTCTTTGCCCACCAAAAAGTGCACCATATAGACCTGGGGATTGGAGGAACGAGCTTAGATTGGAAAGGCTGGTAAAATATGAGCGTGGGTTATTGGAGGGTTCTTGTGACGCAATCTGGGAAGAAGTACCGTTTGTGGACCAATACATCCCAACGGCTAGCGTGGTCGTCTCTACTGCTGTTATTGCTAGTGTGGCTGCGACTACACCTGTTATTCTCCAGCTTGTAAAACCCCTAGTAAAAAATGTCATTAAAAAGCTGACAAAGAAAAAAGAAAAACCTAATTAGCCTTAAGTTTATGAGCGTGTGGGATAACTTGATTTGGAACGCTGGTCAGCACAACATTTCTACAACTTACAGCATCTTCTCCTACATACTTAACACCTAATTTTAATTGTTCAGAGCATATCTTAAGACGACTTAAATTAACCTCAAGCCGCTTGGCATCTAATAGAAACTCTTGATATTTTCTATAAGTCTGGGCTGCTTTTAAGCACTCATCGTTAAATCGTTTTCCCAAAGGTACTTGTACGCTGATAGTTGCACCATATGAAAAGTTATGATTAATTTGATCTAATCTTTCTTGCTCTGCTACATATAGTATTTCACCAGGATTTAAAAGCTGACCTGTATCACTATCTTTCGCTTGGTTATATATATTTGTTCTTTGTACAGTGCTTCTAGGACTGTTGTAATATTCTCCTTTAGTTATAAAAGGATTAAAGCTTAAAGTAGGTGTTTGACATTGAATACCATTGCTATACCTATGAGTTGGGAAAGATCCACTAATACTCTGAAATCCTTGATTAACAACTGTAGATTGGGTACTAGATTGCGGATTACTTATAGTAGTCTCAGCAAAAACTGGACTAGCAAACAGTAATCCTATTGAAATAAGGTTGTAGAAGTTTGTGTTGTTTCTATTGTTTGAGTTCGATTTATTATTGAAATTGCGTCTAAACCAGGTGCCATGAAGTTTTCTGTTAGGCTGAAAGCCTCGCCTTCGTTTACAACCTGCCACTGGGGTTTGCTTGTTAGTTCTGGTGTTATCCATTCAAAATTAACTGCCCCTGAATTGCCTGTATTTTGACTTGTTGTATAAGTTGCTTCAGGAGAAATATACGAATCAGTTTTGATGTTAGATCCTGTAACTGAGTATGCATAGCCAGAGTTATAATTTTCAGTAATAATAACTTCATCTATTTTGCTAATACTTTTAGAATTTGATTGTATTTGGTTGGCAGCAAATCTTGGAGTATTAGCGTGAGCATACGAACTAGAAAAAACAACAAATAAACATAACCACCATTTCATTAATCCAAGCCAAGAGTAATACTGGTTTGAAGAGTAGCTGTTGTACCAGCACCCATATCAGCTAAGTTAACAGTAAACGCACCACCGCTATCCATTGTAATAGCTACAGAACCTGGATCACCACCACTGATTACAGTGTTCTTACCAAGCAAAGGAAGAGATGGAACAGCACCGTTTGTTACGGTGGCAGATAACAAACTTGGAACGGCATCTGCTGCAATGTATGATTCACTGACAGAAAACGCATCGCCAGTATTTACGATATTGAAGCTAGTGTCGTAATCAATAGTTGGAACACCATTAGCAATACCAGCATCAGCTAAGTCAAGAGAACCAATCTGTCCAGCTACTGTATTTGCTTTAGGAGCTACGTTTGTACCAGCTACACTAATAGATGCTGCAATTCTTTCTGAAGTAGCGGAAGCTCCTAGAGTGCTTACGCTTGCCACTGATTGAATGGAATGAGTGATGTCTGCAAAACTAGCTGATGGAAATGCTAGTAAAAGCAAGGGTAATAGTTTTTTCATTTTTTAGGATCAACAATTTCCGCACCAATAATTTTAATTGGTGTCTCTATTCTAACTGTTTGGTAAGATCCTGACTGTGACGCTAGTAACGCTTCTACTTCTTTCTTATTAAGTGGCTTTTCATCAGGCTTAAAAGTACCATCACCTCTTTTCTTTGCACCCTCCAAACCAAACGAAGCTAACGCACCTGTCAGTAAAGAAGCAGGAAAAGTTATATCCTTTGGCTCGTTACTGTAACCAGGAAGCGTAATGTAGTTAAGAGATACTATAAAGCCACTCCAAGCGACAACACTGAGTCTTACGATTACAGATATAAAAGCTAACTGCTCTTCCTTATCAGTAATGTTTTCCTTCAGTTTTTGAAGGGGGCCTTTCTTTTCTTTTTCGTCCATACACCTTTTTTCTGTCATAATAGGCATAAATAGAGGATTTGAAAAGTGATTGAACTAGCAGCAGCAGTTGGTGGGGCTTTATTAACAGCTTGTTTTGTTTCTGTTGGCTCTATTTCTTACAGAGGAAGACAATCAAGAGATGACCTTGTACGTAACACAACAGCTATAGAATTATTAACAAATAAAATTGATACCATGCACGATGACATGAGAGAAATATTTCACCGACTAAAAGAAGTAGAGCTAAGTGTTGTTGAATTAAAACCTAAAAGATAAAATAAGTCCTAGATGGGGAGAATAGGACTTATTGACTTATGCAAAGAGTCAAGCCAAGATTAGCAAATCAGTACATAATGTAAAGAGTAGTATATTTTTTTCTATGCTTGCCCTTTTAAAACCTATTATTTTTACCTTTCTTAGATCCAAAGCAATTAGACAACTTGCACTTGATCTCGTTCGTGCCTGTGTCGAAAAAACAGATAACGATGTTGATGATAAATTATGCGATATGTTGGAAGATGCTTTATTTCCAGGTAGATGAACCATAAAGAATTTTTTAATATTCTTATTGGCAACCCACCTCCTCAGATAGAACTTGAAATTGAAATAAGAAAAAGAGAGGTAAGAGAAATGCCTGATGCTGTGTTAAAAGAAATCTGTTGTGAACTTATAAAAGAAACAAAACTGCAAGATATGTTAATAATGGCTGCCATGCAACGTATCACAGAAACAGAAACTAAGTTATTACGAGCAGAAATGGCCTTGCATCATCACGTTAAAAACCTAAAAGTAAAAAAGAAATATAAAAAGAAAACTTTACTCGACAGATTCAAGACTATATTGAGCGTGTTCAGATGATCTTTTATCGTCCCACAAGACTTTGTAATAGTATTGTTTAACACCAACCTTATTTGTTTTTGTAAGGGCTTCTGTAATGCTTCCTTGTTTTATTTTGAACTTATTAGGAAATCCTGTTGTGAATTTTCTAATGACACGATCATCTATGTTAAACCGTTGACCTATTAACGTATTGGGCATAGTTTGATAAAAAATAGTATATTAGTTTCAACAGTTATTGTACCTATGGAAAAGCCAAATAAAATAGAATTATTAGAGACTCTCCATACTGTTCTCATACAAGAATTGTTAGACAAGGTAAGAAGTGGAGATGCAAAACCAGGTGATCTTAACGTAGCAAGACAACTGTTAAAGGATAATGGTATTGAATGTATCCCAACAGAGAAGAGTCCTATGGAAGATCTCATGTCAAACCTTCCAGACCTTGATGTAATACCTAGCATTGAAAGATAGCTAGAAGTCTTATCACAATTAAAACTATGAGTAACAGAAGATCTTTAAGAATTACACAAGAAAACGGAAAAGTTTATTTTAGAACTATTCCTTTAGGTAAAAAAAAGAAAAAAACTAAAAAAGAAAAATTAAAAGAACAAGATAGACAATTTTACCCAAAATCTTATTACGGAATTAAAAACGCATAACCCTTGCAACCTTTACCAGAAAAACTACAAGACTTTAGATACTTTCTAATCATTACCTGGCGACATCTTAACCTGCCAGATCCTACCCCTGTTCAATTAGACATAGCTGAATACTTACAATACGGTCCTAGAAGAAAAATCATACAGGCTTTTAGAGGTGTAGGTAAAAGTTGGATTACATCTACCTACGTTGTGTGGAAACTACGAATGAATCCACAACTAAAGTTCCTTGTTGTCTCTGCAAGTAAGGATAGAGCAGATAACTTCTCTACTTTCACCATGCGTCTTATAAACGAGATGCCGATATTAGCTCCACTACGTCCAGAAGACTCTCAGAGAAACAGTAAAATAAGTTTTGATGTTGGCCCTGCTCAAGCTGACCATGCCCCTTCTGTTAAGTCTCAGGGTGTTCTGGGACAGATGGCAGGTAGTAGAGCAGATGAGGTAATTGCTGATGACGTGGAAGTACCAAACAACAGCTTTACCCAACCGATGAGAGACAAGTTAAGTGAAGCTGTAAAAGAATTTGATGCCATCCTTAAACCAAACGGTAAAATAACCTTTCTTGGTACACCACAAACAGAACAATCTTTATATTTGACACTGGAAGAACGTGGATATACAACTCGCATCTGGACTGCACGTTATCCAGACCTCAAAAACAACTATGGGGATAGACTAGCTCCTAAGTTGGCTCAGAGCCTTCAAGAAGAGCTTGTAAAGCCTAAAGATCCTGTTGACCCAGAAAGATTCACTGCGATAGATCTAATGGAACGTGAGGCCTCCTATGGCCGTTCTGGGTTCTCTCTGCAGTTTATGCTTGATACTTCGTTATCAGACCAAGACCGTTACCCTCTTAAGCTTTCAGACCTAATAATCTCTTCAGTAAACCCAGATCATGCACCAGAAAAGGTAATATGGTCCTCTTCTCCCGAATATGTCATCAAAGAACTACCCTGTGTTGGGTTTAACGGTGATCATTTCTATCGACCTGCCCAACAATTCGGTGATTGGATTGAATATACAGGAGCAGTGATGTTTGTTGACCCCTCTGGTAAGGGTAAAGATGCCACAGGTTATGCAGTAGTAAAGATGTTAAACGGTAATCTATACGTCCCTGACGCTGGTGGTCTTAATGGTGGATATAGTGACGCTGTTTTAACAACTTTAGCCAAGATTGCTAAGACCAATAAGGTAAATACCATACTCGTTGAATCAAACATGGGTGGAGGTATGTTTGCAGAACTCCTAAAACCATTCCTTATGAGGTATCACCCCTGTGAAGTACAAGACGTTCGTAACACTAAGACCAAAGAACTAAGAATTATAGACATCCTTGAACCTGTAATGAACTCTCACAGGCTAATAATAGACAAAAAGGTAGTAGAAAAAGACTATAGATCTAACC